GCTAAAATTACAGGATCTAAAGTGGTTATTTGTTTTTCATACCAAGGGTGGATCATTTTCCCTCGTATTTCTGCTGTCCAGTTTTTATCTGGATTTAAGCGCCAAGGCATAGTAAATACTGAATAGCGACCACTAAACCGATCTTGATGGAAACGATTTCCCACACCGTTTGGAGTTGAACCTTTGATCACTACATTCGTATTCTGAGAAATCGCAGCGTCAGCAGCTTCAGGATTTTGCACAAACCCCCATTCGTCCAACAGGTACATTGAAGTACGACCACCACGTCCAATGTTGTCGCCTGCTTCTCCAGTAAGTGTTGCTCCATTTACGGGATTAACTATTCGTAGATAATTATCATGCTCACGGCGGTTGAATCCGCTTGGCTTCATCCAGTCTGGAAGCTTCTCCAACATATCCCTAAATTTATGGAATAGGGTTTTAGGATCACCTTTCTTATCGACCAAATCCTCTTTACGACTACCGACTCCTGCTGCAAATCCATCGACAAATAGCCAGTGGTGTAAAAAGTACCCCAAGATAACGTATGACATACCCTCATCACGCGACTTCTCAATCACACCACCTGTTTGAGTGCTTTCTCGTTCAGCTAGCCATAATGTAAGTTCAACCTGCTTAGGGCGTAATACAAAAGGTAAATTAGCCGGCAATCCAAATGCCATACCGCGTGGATCGTAAGTCCACACCCAATGATTAAACCAATGTGCAGGGTCATTTTTGCACTTATAGATTTCAGCCTGAATACTTAACTCTGATTGCTCAATAACTGCCTTGTAGTAATAGCGCCGTGTCATTTCCGCAATGATTTCTGGGAGTCGTGTTGTAATAGTCCACTCTTTTATAAGAGGCGTGATTTCTTCAAGTGCATAGTTCATACAGTTCCATTAATAGCCAATCTTGATAACTCTTGAGGAGTAAGCTTTGCAAGCTCTTCAGGTGTTAGAACTGGATTTGATGGTCTATGTGTGTTTTCTGTCTGTATTGGACCACCACCAGCGCCAGTAACTTCTTGTCTATTTGTAAAGATTCCGCCCATTTCTTTGGCTGCTTGCTCTGCCCATTTGGGTGTTAAAACTGGATTGTCTGGAAATTTTTCTACAAGTTGTTGGAGTAGTTGCAAACGATACCGCTTGTTAGCGAGTGGTATAGCTTCAAGTTCTTCATTGGCTAAACGGCGATACTCAAAAAACTTTTCTCGTAGTTCTTCACTAAGATCATGCCCCATCTTTTTTGTAGGGTCATAGCATTCACATTGCTGTTGACTTACTTCAATGTTAAACACTGCTTTCACAGCCTTTGCTGTTTCTGTTGTTGTATTAAACTCAGCGAGCATCCTAACAATGAATAATTTCACTTTTTTATTAATACGTGCCATTTCCACCATCCCAACAAGGTACAACAAGGCGAGATAGCAAAAAAATATTCATACTACCTTAAGTAGGCATGTCCCACATGCTTGAGCTATCGAAGCCCTACCTAACTCTGGTTTGCTATTTGCGAAACTTGCCATCTGTTTAACTTCTTCAGATGCACCATAACGGCGTACTACACCATGAAATTCTTCAACATCATGTCCACGTAAATACAATTTAGGTTCACCTAGTGATGTGTACTCGAATACTTGAGTGTCTCGATTCCGCTTATGCCCTATGTGATACAACTCATGTTCTACTAATGAGCAAAAGTCTAAATCACTCATCACCTGACATTTACGAGCATCCAATGTAATGATGTATTTAGGCACATCACCAAACCAATCAATTAATTGCAATTCTTGGCGGTCTCTTTTCCAACCACCAACATTAATCATGACTTGCTCAGTGGTTCCTAGTACCTCTCTCCCTTTCATCAAGCACTTGGTATATGCCCATAAGAAAGAAATCTTAGGCGGTCTAAAACAACTCAAGTGTTCATGTTCCTGGTTATAAAGCTTACTGCGCGGGTTTAAGAAGGTTTCTTCTATCCATGGCCATAAATCATTATTTGCTGGCTCAAAATGCAACATACCTTCTGAATCTGCAAATTCCTCATTGTCCGCATACGCATTATCTTGTAATGGTGGGTAAGGTCTATTCATTATGGTGATACCTAATAAATGCTTTTGAACAATCAATACTCTAGTACATACATCAAATCTTCTGGCTTCTCTAAATAAAAACCATCATTTGCTAATGCCCAAATATGAATATCGTTTAGATACTCTGTGAATTGTTTTACCGATGCTTCAGTAGTAGACATCTTGTCAGAGACAAACTTTCTTAATTGTTCGTATGACTTGTTTTTCTCTTTTTTCAAGTCGCGCAATGTGGCAAAGGTTTTTGGATACTCACCTACTTGATCTCGCTCGTAAATCTTAGAAAGGCAAACATACTTAAAGTGAGCTGATGCTTCGTCTTTCGTTTGCCCTGTGTGATTTGCCCATAATGTCATCCAGTGCCAATACAGTGAGTTCTGATCGTTCGAGCGCTTATACTCTTTTGGCTTAATCGTCACTACTAGAGGCTTACCTTCTACCGCTGCTTGGGCATGATTCAGATTAAGGTAATTAATGACTTTTGCTATTTCTGCATGATTGTGAATAGTGAACACTGGTCTTTTCATGTTCTCCTCATCAATCTAATTTGATTTTATCCCCATCCTGTAAAACCTTTCCATTGTATTCAGGATGATAATTAAATGATTGCCAAAGCCCTTCGGCGCTTCCGTTTACACACTCAACCATTGGATATGCACTTTTACGCTAATAAAGCCACTTTTCAGCATCAAAAGTTATTGTTTTCATGCTCACCTCACAATTGACTAAATAACCATCTCAAAGCACATATACATAGAACAAAGCCAACAACAAACCAAAAGTTTTCGATAACCAAAACAAGCATAAAGCCAAGCACTAAGCCAATCCCAATGGATAACAATGTATGCTTGTCCATGATTGCCTCTACAAATTAGATTACGGGATCTGCTGGGTAGTGCATAAAATGAGTAACATTAACTATTAATTGGTCTTTGGTATCTCGACACCACGGATCTATTAGCCACTTCACAACCCCATTAATCAAAACAGGCATTGCACTAAATTTCTTTCCACTTACGGCGCTATAACAGATATGCCAGTCATTCAAATTAACTTTTGATAAATCAGTTTCCCATTCCATCAAAACACCTCTCTGTCATTTTTGAGGTTGAGCATTTTATTGGTCTTTATCAGCAACTCATTAAATAAAGCCTTAGCTTCTTCGCGGCTAATATTCTTGTATGTATCTAATGAGTAGTGGCAATCCCTACATAGGCTTATCGTGTATTCGTCCGATGCCTTTTTGCTTAATGACTTACCATACTCAGACCAATTTGCATGACATGCTTCACTGGGTGGTGGTTTTCCACACTTCACACAAGGCAGCTTTCTAATCGCTGCTAGTCGCTTTGCATCACGCATGAGAAACAGATCTAAGGTTTTTAACCCATTCTTTGAACTGCATTATTTTCTTATCTATCATGATCATTTCTTCTCTCGTCATCATTGAACGCGATAGATTTTGATATTTTTCAATTTCTTTTGAATACAGATCAATATATTGCTTCGTTTCATAATCTTTCATGAAGCCACCATATACTTAAATGGTTTTTAATGTGCGCTCTATGACACCAAGCCCGATATAACTACTAAAATCAGCACGACCTTTATTTATAAATTCACTTTTCATTTTTTGAAGTGCTTCGATATGTTCTTGGTAAGTCCTTAACAAAAAAATATCTAGGTCTTGATCTGCTGTATCAGCTTTATAGTTCTCTAAATCTAGCTTTGCATCTTTCAGCATTTGCTCAAAAAAATGCTTTCTAGTTTTTTTATTATTTTCTTTATAGAAGTCACTTTCAAAATCTTCTGGGCCCGAATGATAGATCATTTCAAAAAAGGTCATATCAGCTCCAAAATATTTAATTATTTGTCATCATTTTTGTTGACATTGTAATCAAAATTGTTTACTATAAGTACATGTTCAACGATAAGAGGAAAAAGTGAAAAGACGTGACCTAATCAAGTTTCTTAGTGAATTGGGTGCAGAGTTTAAAGAGGGCGGTAAACATACAAAGGTCTACTTAAACGATAAACAAAGCACAATCCCAAGACACACTGAAATAGATGATTACTTAGTGAAAGCAATAAAAAAACAATTGGAGATCGAGGGTTAGCCCTCGGTTTCTAACCTAAGTAAAAGTCACGATGATTCACTAATGAGGTGTAACTATGTACTACGCTGCAAATTTTGATTTAAATCCCGATACTGGCTGTTATATCGTCAGCTTTCGTGATGTACCTGAAGCATTAACTCAAGGGTATTCAATGGATGAGGCTAAGTCTCAAGCTGTTGATGCCCTTATAGATGCTTTGGATTTTTATTTCGAAGATCAACGACCAGTACCAATGCCATCCGAACCATTAGATGGTGAAGTTGTTATAGAACTGCCTTTAAGTGTTTGGTCCAAGGTACTTCTGCTTAATACCATGCTTGAGCAAAATGTAAGTCAAAGTCAGCTTGGTAAAATGCTTAATAAGCCAAGACAAGAAATTAACCGTATGACTAATTTAAGCCATGCGACTAAGATCGACTCTATAGCAGAAGCATTAAAAGCACTGGGTAAAAATCTGCAATTAGTAATCTAAAAATTAAACCCCGCCAATAACCATTATTGCAGCGGGGTTTTATTGCCTAAATTGGCTAAATTAAAACTGGATGCAGGAACGGGACTCGAACCCGTGCATGTCAGGTTATAGGCCTGATCTTCTACCAACTGAATGTATCCTGCATTTAAAGCCCTTATCGCGGGCAAACACTACTCAACACTAATCACATTTCCAAAGTTAGCTATTAGTTTTGCTTTTGTGTCTTTCGTACGTGCTCTTAATTCGGGGAATCACCCCAACTAGTGGCTCTGTGGCTAACTCAGTGCTTGATGAGGTCACACTGGATTCAAACTGATTTATACGGCTATTTTCTGCATCCCACCGTTTGCGCTTCTAGCTCACCCAATTAGGGAAAGCGTCACAAATCAAAGGTACCTTAAGGCTAACAAGCTTTCATAACTTTTCCCCTGAAATGCAAAAAGCCCATCGATATGATGAGCTTTTTAACTTGGCTTTCGTGCTGTTCAACCGCACTTCGCGCTACTGTACCTTAAATTTAACACCACCTTTGATCAAGGTCAATACTTAAGCATATTGATTTGCATACTTTTTAAATTTATAAGCATCGTTACTACGCCTGAATATTTGAACAATCTTAAGTAGGTTGTTTTCCTTAAAAAATATATTACCCTTTTCCATGAATCTTTTAAGTTCTTCAAACTTTCCACTGTACTGGCGAAGCTGTTTAAGTGCTTTCTTAAAATCTTCGTTTCTCATGCCCACAGGATTTTTTACATTGCAAAATAACTGCTCAAAATAAACTTTTAAGGCTTCGGCATTGTGCCACTCAAAGACTACTGAATAGCCATCTACTTTGTCTTTGACGATACGCTTCATCTCACTCATATAATTTACAGGTTTCAAAAATTCATCTGCTTCTTTTTCTAAGTCAGACTTAGGTACAAGCTCAGTAATATTTCCATTGTGATCAATATTACTTTCTATATCTCGAATCATGTAATAATCAAGATTCTCATTGCCATGTTTAAAAATAAAAATGGCTTTCTTGATTTGATAAAATGACATTGCCCCTTCTGGTTGAATAAGATCATAAAAATCTTTCTTCATTTTATCCAGATTCTCAAAGGCTTCTTTCATAAACATGAAATTATCAGCGTGAATCTTCTTCGCGTTGAATGCTTTTCTCTGTTCAGTAAAATCAACATCAAAATATCTTTTCCCGCATTTGTTGCCGATGATGATTTCAGTACCATCATTCAGCATTACAAGAAAACCATCGTTGTGCTTAGTGCCACAGGATGCAATACCACACTTTACTTTATCCCTAAAACTATATTGAGCTATTAAGGATTTAAGGTGTTTTTCTTCGCTTTTAATTTCAGATGAAAGCTGAAACCGTGGACGGTCAGCAATCACCTCAAAATTATGAATTAGATTATAGTTTTGCTCTGTCATAGACACCTCCTTATACGGTGCCTTTGACATATTTGATATATGGGTAATGCAAATGCAGAATTGCCAACCCACAACGAACATCATATTTCGCATCCATTTCTGTAATTTCATCGTCTTTCATTTTTGACCATGACAATTGACGGAAATAGCGCTTAATAATCGCGTTCATCCAGTCTAGCAATGCAGGGCTTCCAGTAAGGGTTGCATAGTTAATTATGCCCACCACAAGCTGCTGCACCTCCATCGCCTCATCATCCGTAATAAGGCAAGTTCTATCCTTGCCCGCGAATGGTAGGTAGTAATCTTGGTTGCAGAAATAGGATGCAATAATACTCTCGCTCACTTCCTGATTAAATTTTAATTTAGCCTCTTTGATTGCGTTATATAACGGGCTTAGCTGTGTGCACTTAAATCCAATCGCGCCATGTACATCGGCTTGCCAATAGCCAAACTGGTAAAGCCATTCAGTAAGGGTGAATTTAGACCAATCAACTTTTTCAATTTTATGTAATTTTGAGTTCATAGCTTATTGCCCCTTATAGTTTGGGCAACCATAGGTACGCCCTGAATATGCATAAAACGAGTTATTGCCGTCACAGTATTTTTTCTCTGCCGCTTGTTTGTTCGTCACATCAAAAAAGAACATGAGAGCAAGGCAGATTACGAATGCCACCAAACCTAAATCTTTCATAGATCCACCTTATGTTTTGTTAGGCTTGCACCATTCGCTATTACTTCTTCGGCTTTTAGGCGGTGAGCTTCGTATTGGTCATTTACTGGTGACATTCCCTCTTCTAGTTGCAGATATGCTAGATCGCATAAATCCTGTGCTTCTGAATTACCCAATAGGCGCTCTCTTAGCTCTTCTAAGGTGTATCGAGCTGACCCGATTCGACTTTGGAGTTCTTCTATTCGAGCTATTGATTCAATATCTGGTTTAAACTCTGGCTTCTCTCCAATTGGAGGCTTCATTAATACGCCGCCGATATTTGTATACCCGCAGCGTTCAAGTTGCTTTTGCAAACCTTTAGATTTCTTGCATTCACGTACATACATTTCATCAAGATTTTCAGCTACGCCTTTGTATTCATCCCTTTCACGCTCGAGCTTTTTAAAATGATTATTTATCGCATTTGAATCTTCATCTGCATCAATAGCTGCTGAAAAGATCGAGAACACACCGATCAGCATCAACACCCATAGAAACCACGGCGTTACGCCGTTTACAGAAAGTATTGTGAATAAGATTGCCAATATTCCAAAAATGGCAAATCTTGCTATAACTAAATCTACGCTTGGTTTGATTGCTTTCTTATTCATTATTTCTTACCTCTGCTGTTCTAAAACGACACAAATCCAATTGATCGAAAACACGCACTGAGCCTTTGTGCCCATGTCTGTTTTTAGCAACAATTAATTCAGTCATTCCCAATGGTTTGGTTTCATCACTTTCATCTTTAAGGGCATTAACAAGGATGATTTGATCCGCATCTTGTTCGATCTGACCTGACTCTTTGATGTCTGACGCTTTAGGTTTTTTCCCTTTTTCGGACTCGCGGTTAAGTTGAACTAAAGCAACAACAGGACACTCAAACTCTTTGGCCATAGCTTTAAGTTCTCGGCTAATTGCCCCTACTTCTTGAATACGTTCTTTCTTGGATGGGTCTCGTAAAAGTTGTAGGTAATCAACAATGATGCAGCCCAATGTCTTGAAGCGCCGTTTTGCGCGGCGTGCATAGGACCTAACCTCACCGATGGTTGGTTTTTGCTTTGGTTCTATTCGAATAGGAAGTTTTTTATAGCGATCTTGTGTTTGAGCTATGGTTTGAAAAATACCATCTGTAATTTTTGCATTATGGAGATCATCGTATGGGATTTGACCGAGTGATGACATTAAGCGGTTTGCAAGTGTCTCTCTATCCATCTCGGCAGAAATAAATAAAACACCTTTACCTGTCATTGCTGTATCAAGTGCAAGCATTTGAGCAAGTGTTGACTTACCAGTGCCAGGGCGACCACCAATAATGCATAAATGCCCTTTTTGAATAGTTCCAATCAAAGCATCAAGATGTTTTAAATTGAACTTAACGCCAACAACCTTATTGCTTGCCCTAAGTTCAGCTTTCTCAATCATCTGCTCTATTGCAGACTTAACCGCTTCATCAAAAGATGCCCCTAAATCCTGCTCATGCTCGACATCAGACTGACCGAATAGTGCTTCAGCTTCAGAGTAAATATCCGAAATTGTTCTATCCTGTGCTAGAGCCGTTATACGCTTACCTAGTCGCTCTACTTGCCTATGGGCTTTAAGTTTTTTAAGGCGGTCTATGTATGAATCTAGGTTATAAAACGAACTTGGTGCGTTCGCATTAATATCGAGTAGATATTGCTCACCTCCAATTGTTTCTAATAGGTTTTTGTCTTTAAGTTTTGTAGCAACCGAAACAAGATCATATGGATGGTTTTCGTTAGCCAGATCAACAATCGCCTTGTATATTTGCTTATGGCGTTCTGGATAAAAACAACCTTCATCAAGATCATGAGCAATTACATCAAATGAAGTTGCGACAGTCATAATTGCTACTAGAACACATTGCTCAATTTGGATTTCATAAAGCGCTGTATCAGAATTAGTCATAGCAACGATCCTCCCCTAACACGTACTGAGAAAGATCAACTTGGCTTGTAGAGCTTGCAGGCTGTTGTGATATGCGAGTATTCGTCCAGTAGTCGTTTTCCCATTGTTTTTGGTTGAGCCAGACTGTAGGAGCTGGAATAAATTCACCATCCTGTTTGACCCACTGAGTATCAGCCTTTTGCATTCCGAGAATTTTCAATAAGTTTTCAATATCAAAATTTGATTTGTGTTTTTCAAAGGTTTTGAAGGTCCCAGATTTATCAGCCTTACGCTTACAACTTGGGTAGGCTTGCCAAAACCGTTCGAACTCCTCGGTATACTCATTAGATTTTTTTGCAGGTGGATTTTTTTCAGTTGGTTTTTTTGCAGTTTTAGCTTTACCAGAACCACCCGTTTTTTTATCTTTTTCCTGTTCCTGTTCCTGTTCCTGTTCCTGTTCCTGATTAGGCATAGTCTTTGATAAAGACTTTCTGAAAGCCTTAACAAAAGCCTTCGTGTATGACTTTTTGTCAGGATTTTCTGATTCATTATCAATAGCTTGAACTAGATCATATAATTCAATAACAGCACTGTTTTTAAGGTCACACTCAGGGATAAGGTCTATCTCTTTACCCCACCCAACAACTACATTAGGTGACTCAGGTTTGTTGTGTTTTATAGCGTTTGGAATCCATACCACACGGGCTTCAAAATCAGCTTTGACCATGCCTAAATCAAATACTTCCTGAAAGGCTTTATCGAAGTCTTCCAAGTGCCACCCAAGTTCCTCAGCCATAGCCATACGACCAGCCTTATAAAGACCCGGAATAGGACTTGTATTTGTGTTGGTTAATAAATACAGCCACAAACCTTGACCACTGGCAGGCATAGGAGAAAGGGAGCGAAATTTTGTATCGCCCCACATCTGAACCTCAATTTTTCTATATCTGCTCACTACAGTTTTTCCTTCGCCTTAACAACTTCCAAAGCAGCAGCTTCAAAACGATTGATAACGGCGTATTTGTCATGATTAAGCTTTAGATCAGCTACACCTTCCGCAGCCGTCCAACTTGTCTTTTCAAAATCTTTCTGAACACCAACAGCTTTCTGAAGCTCTTTCTTAGCCGCCTTATACGTACTAAGAGCTTCAACATAAGCCTCATGGTCTTTTTCCCATTCGCTGTCCATTTACCCCCCCCTAGTGCTATTTACTAGCGTTGTGATGCGGGTTAGTCCGTACGCTGTGACTCGCATGTGAAGATGCACTTTTTCTTCACCAGTGTTGGGATTGGTGATAATCGGAGATGGTCGATTGATAAAAATCTTCTGCTCAGTCTTAGTCGAATATGGTTGTAGGCGACCGCTTGGCTCCCGATAACACCAACCTTTTTCTAAAAGTAGATTTACCAAGTGCTTTTCTTTAATGCCTATGGTTTTGGCACATTCACGAATGGTGTATGTATTTGATGTGTCGGCAATTGCATCTAAAGCCTGTGCTTTAGGTTCAAATACAGCTACTTGTTGCTGCAATTCTTGATTTTCTTGCTCAGCCTCATAAGCAATTTGGATAAGCTCCATCCTTGATAGACGGCGCGGTTGTAATGTTTGGTTTTGGGTATTCTCTAACTCGGTCATGTAATCAAAGACAATTGCCTGTAATTCATAACTGTAGGACATAGCCATTAGGCAGGCTTCACGCTTAGGAAAGCGATAACATGGATATACTTGTCCATTTTGAGGGTGAACATAGGTATCGGAAAAATTTCCCACACCCCCACCAAGTACCTTGGGCACTTTTTTCATGAAGTCAGCATGAGTCAAAATCGGCTCACCATGCTGCAATCTATGTTTATTCATAGAATCAACTAGATCTACAGAGCAGATTGTTACCCTACTTGCATTGCCTATTTTTTCTGCTAATATTGATTTATTCATATGGTTCTCCAAGAATACAAAACCGCCTCTGCTGTAACAGATGGCGGTTTAATTTTTTATTACTGGGGCAAAATTCTCTAAAAGCAGTTCTGGGTGCTCTAATCTTTCCTTAGCTGGAATCCCTCTGACCGTCCAATTTTGGACACGCTGAACGTGATAACCTAGAGTGTTTGCTAAAGCTGTAGCACCACCATGTTTCTTGATAAGATCCCTGTCTTTTTCAATACGATTCATTAAATCCTCACAAATAAATCATTTTGATTGATTTAGTATACACAATCAAAAGCCACAATCAATCATTTTGTTTTACACAAAATGTGTTAATATGTGGCACAATTAAGCTGCGCCTAGATTTTTTGAGTAAGTTATGAATAAGAAAATCGTTCATCCATCAATGGAACGTGTTTATCAAGCTACTAAGCTATATGGAACTGATTTAGCTAATGCTCTTAATGAAACACCGCAAATTATTTACAACTGGGAACGTAGAGGGATTTCTAAAAGTGGCGCTTTAGCAGTGTCATCAAAGTTCAATATTGATGTAGGCTGGATCCTTAGAGGTGGCGATAATTCACCAATAAAAACGGCTGATGTTCCTGTGAAAACATTTACAAAACGTGGTGGATGGGTACCAGTGAAATCATATTCAAAAATGGGATATGATGGTTATTACACAGAAATGGAATATCCTGGTAATGGTGGTGATGGGTATGTACCATCACTAACTGCTGGGCCTTATGCTTATGCTGTAAGGGGTACGGGAGATTCTATGTATCCTGCAATACGTAATGGCTGGTTTATTGTTTGCGATCCAGATGCAACACCTACACCAACTGAATTTGTGGAAGTCCAATTAAAAGATGGTCGTAGAACAATCAAGGAGTTTATTGGCGTTGTTGGGGATGTTTTACACTTGTTGGCAGTTAATGGCGAGAAAAGAACAACTTTTGACATGGCAGATGTAGATGCAATCGTTGCTGTAACTGATATAGTTCCACCTAGCAAGCATGTACATGATTATCCAGTTATTCCTATGCAAGATATTTATATAGATTAAATAAACCTAAAATTTAAAAACCCGTCTCTGAATAGACGGGTTTTTTATTGCATTAAAATAATTATTCAAAATGATTTAAAAACCACTTGACGCGATAAAACAAAATGATTTATTGTAATTTACACAAAATGATTGATTTATTTTGCAAACAAGAAAACCAGAGTGCTTGCTCTGGTCTTTAGAAATAAACATTTGTTCTGAAAATTTTGGTAGAGGATCAGATCAATTGTTCAGCATGTTTTGGATGGACGTATTATGAGCGACTTGAAACAAAATAGTCAAGAGTTAAATTTGGCTAAAACTAAAAGCAGCAAGCTTTTCAATCTTGTTGCTAATGATGATTTACCAGTACTTGCTGCTGTGATTACAGCGAACTTATGCCATGCACTTTCGGTATTTGAAGAGATTCAACATAACAAGTCAACAGTGGAAACATTGGATTCTTTATTGTCTTTGACTTCACGCCACCTATTTTCAATAGACACGTTATTAGAATCAGCAATTTCTATACATAGCCTTGCAGAATTTCAACTGTGCAAACGAGTTGCTATTGAACTTGATTTGACCATTCAATCCATTAGGATTTGCTCGCTAACTTACAACTTGAAATCTGATTTCATACATGGTCTTTTTTTGAGTTCTAAGTACTTGATAGAGTGCGTTGACTTTTTGCCTAAAGCAGTTGAGCAAAATGAGGAGATTATCAATGGATAACTCTATCTTTTCAAATATTCGCTCAACCAACCCAACTAAAGCAAAAGAGAAGATGATTGCTCAATTAGAAGCTTGGATAAATGACGAAAACACTTGTCACTACTTCTCTATTCAATTGGCAGGTAGTGAAATCTATCCTTATGGAGTTATTGATCGACCTTTTTTCGATATTGAGCAGGCAAATCGAAAAATAGACGAGTTAAAAATCAAAAATCCAGATGTTGACTATTACATTTGCTATGGGGCTTTCGATACAGATGCTCTTAACTTTGATAGTGAAGATGCCTCTATGTGGGAAAGGGTTTGGCTTAATAAACATGACTGGCGCATTACTAAGCTTAAAGTGTCAAAAATGAGCCTTGATCAATTGCTAGAAATTCAACCCAACTACAGTGAATTAATAGCTTGGCAAGAGCGCATCAATGTTAAGCAGTATTGCCACTACTATTTTGCTAAGTGTGTTAGAGAAGATCACTATCCTGGTATGACTTCACAATGCTTTTTTAAT